ACCAGTCCGCGACCGGATCGCCGCCGTGCTGCAGTTCGCGCGCCAGCACCTTGCGCATGAACTCGGCCGCCGCCGGCCCCATGCTGAGGAAGCCCTGCCCGAACTCGACCAGGTTCATGCCCTCGTCCGCCAGGTTGCGGATGATCTCGCCCGCGAACGTGCGGTCGAACGCCAGTTCGGTGATGTCATAGATGCCGGCGAGTTTAAGGATCGCCGCCTCGACAAACTTGAAGTCCGTCGTGTTGCCTTCGGTCGCGATCAAATGGCCCTGGTCGCGCCAGACCTGGTAGGGCGCGCGGTCGCGCCGCGACCGTTCTTCGATGTTGTCGGCCGGGCACCAGTGCCGCCACAGCAGTTTCCACTTCTCCCCGTCACTCACCGGGGGAAACAGCAGCGCCAGCGACGACAGGTCGTTGATCCGCGCCAGGTCGAGGCCCGCGAGGCACCTCCGGCCCCGCAGCGCCTCCGCGTCGATCGGCGCGGCCCCGTCCGCCCAGACCTCCATCGGGATCCAGCGCACAAGCTGCTGGGTCCACTGATTGAGCCGCAGGCGCCGGATGGAGTTCTGCCGCGTCGGCATCTCCAGCGCGAGCGCGACCTCCGCGCGCAGGTCCTCGATCTGGAGGACAACGCCGAGCGAGGGGTTGGCCTTGCGCCAGGCCAGTTCGTCTTGCCAGTCGTCGCCTTCGTCAACGGTCGCGACGTAGGCGAACCACCGATCCGCGGTCACCAGAGGGATCACGCCCTCCAGGACCTTTGCCGAGAAATCCCAATGCAGGTAGCAGACCGAAGTCCGGCTCACGCCCGCCGTCGTGGTTTCGTACATCAGCGGCTGGAGCCGCGCGCCCATCCCGGTGTCGAGTTTCTCGATCACGCCGGCGTCGGGATGCTCGTGCAGTTCGTCCACCAGCGCGACGAACACGTTCAAGCCGTCCATGGTCGACGTGTCGGCCGAGAGCGGCCGGAACCACGATGCGGTCGGCAGGACCGCCAGGTTGTTCGTCGTCTTGACGATCCGCCGGCGCAGCGCCGGCGAGCCGCCCGCATGCGCTCCGCTTCGGTGAACACGATCCGGGCCTGATCGCGCGTCGTCGCGGCCGAGTAGATTTCCGCGCCAGGCTCGCCTTCGTCTATCAGCGCCTTGAGGCCGATGCCTGCCTCAATGGTCGATTTGCCGTTTTTCCGCGCGGTGGACACGAACGCCGTGCGGAAGCGCCTGACCTCGATCTTCTTGTCCGGCAGCAGCAGCTTCCAGCCGAAGATCGAGCCAACGACGAATTGTTCCCATTCGAGCAGGTTGAACGGCTGGCCCGCGTATTGCCCCTTGCTGTGACGCAGCACGGCCGGAAAGAAATCAATCGCCCGCTGGGCCGTCTCCCGGTCCCAGCGCAGGCCCCGCGCCGGCCCGTCAACCAGGTCGCGCAGGTGGCGCTCGCAAGCGAGGCGAACCAGGCGGCCGGTGACCACCTTGTTCTCGACCACCGCCCGGGCGTACGCCTCGACAGTGTCTTGCGGCTTCGCCCGCCGCCTACGCCCTGCCACGCAAGAAGTCTTCGGCCGGGTCGGATGGCGGCGCCACCTCCGCAGCCTTGATTCGCGATCGCGCCGAGCCGGACAGCCCGATCTGCTCGGCGCACTGGCGCAACTGCTCCATCGCCCGGTTCGCGATCGTCAGGTAAGGCGAGTAGATCGGCAAACCGTTTGGCGAGCGCAGGATCATCCCCTTGCTCGTGACCTCGCGCTCGCACTCGATCCACCTCGCCCACGCAACGCAGTAGCTGGCGACGATTGCCAGGTCGAGCTTTGTCATCAGCCCGGCCTCGGCCAGCAGGCGCGTGATGCGCCGCCATTCCTTGAGTGCGTCGCCGTTCAGATGCGCCGGCGGCGGCGGCACCGCCGGGGCAACCTTCGCCTCCCGGTCATTGAGCGGCCGGCGCCCCGGATTCCCGGTTACCAGCTTCAAGTGTGTCGGCGTTGGCTTGCGGCCCTTCATGTGGCCCTTCCAAAGCGGCAAAATGCGCCAGCGCGATGTCGATCATCCGAGTCAAAACCGCTCCGATCGCCCGCACGTTCTCGATCTTCGTGATGGTTCCGACCGCCTCGGCAAAGCGCGGATAGATGTCGGCCGACGCGACGCCCACCAGGTCGGTGTCCTTCGGTATCTTCTTGATCTGCGCTTCCAGCAGTTCAAATTTCTCGATCGCTGCCGGTAGGAACGCGAAGTGTACGAGATACCACGGCAGGATGGCCGCGATCGGCGGGATCGAAATGCTGTCAGCCGAGGCGATGTCACCGAAGTCCGCCGCGGTCACGTAGGACTCTAGGATGTCGTCAATCCGGCTGATCTCCTTGAACAGCGTCGCGAGCGTCTCCCGATCGTCGCTGCCGGCGATGCGGTTGTGCGCGATCTGCTTCGCAACCACCTGGGAGCGGGTCAGGTTCCGCGTGTCGGCCAGCACGTACAGTTCGGTAAGCCCGGCCATGCGCACCGCCCGGGTGCGATGGTGGCCCGACATGACCTCAAAGAAGTTCTTGCGTTTAACAGTGAGAGGCAGGCTTTCGAGGCGTTGTTCCTTGCGGATGGTGTCAGCCAGCCGCTCCAGCATTTCCGGCGGCATGACGCGCGCGTTCACGTCCTGCTCGCGGAGTTCCTCGGGATGAACCTTCCAAATCTCCAGGTTCGGCCCGACCGCCGCTATGAACTCCGCCATCAAATTCCTCTCGGGCGCGTGGCGCCACCTTGCCGTCTTTGTTGAGCCACTCGGCAACCCGGTCGGCAAAGCTGCGGTCAGGGAACGGCGCCGCATAGACCAGCTTGAACCGGCCATCCGGCATCTTCGTTCGCTCGCGCAGTTTCAGGATGCCCCGGTCGGTTTTGACCTCCGGGTGCGGCGCGATGCAGGTTGTTTGCAGACTGCTCACGGATCGCAGCGGGTTCCTGACCATCGACCGGAAATAGGCCCGCGCGTCACCACTCACCAGCAACATCATAAACAAGCGGCTCAGTCTCGCATGAACCGCGTTCGGCACGGTGAAGCCGAAGGTTTCATGCACGATCTCGGACACGCCGCGCTCGACCTGATCGAAGAACACGCCGAACACGCTCATCAGGTGACCGTCGAGCAGCACGAGGAAATACCGCTCGGCCCGCGTCACGCCGAGCTTGTGCGCGAACAGGTCGCGATAGTACAGCGCGCACGACTTGCTCGTTTCAACGAACCGCACCACGGTATCCGCGGTCACCGCCCGGTCATTCGGCCAGAGGGGAAACTCCGAAGGCCCGAGCTTGGTTTCCCGGCGCGTGTGGACGCCCTTGGGCAAGCCCTCCGGCCGGTTCGCCAGCCAATAATGCGGGACCTTCCGGTTCGGCGCCCACTCGCTGAAAATCGCGCGATCGGCGCCATCCTCCGGCAACTCGCCATAGAACGCCCACACCGCCAGCGCGGCGCCATCGCGCAGCATATCGTACAACTTCGGCTGCAAGGCGGGATCGAACTGCGGGACCTTCGGCTCGCTCCAGGCGATGCGACCCTCGACCGGGAACATACGGTCATAGCCCTTGCGGTAGGCCGGTGGGAAAAGGCAGATCGCCGCGTGCGGATCGTCAATCCCCTGCTTGATCTGCGCCCACATATCCTCGATCTCGAAGGTGCAGCCGTCCAACGCGGTCACCCTCGCGTCGATCTGTTCCTGGAGTGCAGACGCCGCGCGTTCCCAATCGGAGGTGATGTCCTCCAACAGCAGCCGCGTGTACTGGCTTTCGGTTTTGTATTGGCACGCCTTGATCGCAGCGAGCGCCGCGCCCGCCTCGATCTTCGTGCCGGCGAACGCCGCCGCCGGCGCCAGCCGTTCGTCCAGGTAGCGGATGCCGAGGTCGGCAAGCGGCCGTCCGGCGATCGACGTGCCGATGATCGCGGAGACCAGGCCGGTATCGCCGGTGATGATCTTCGAGGGATCGAAGCCGGCGGACACCGCGGCCTGGGCGAGTCCGAACACGCCGGCGCACGGGTTGATGAACCGGGTGACGCCAAGCTCCCGGGATCGCCGGAGCGCACCGACGAGGAACTTCGCAGCCGGCGCCTTCAGTCCGCCCTTGAACAGCACGCCGGTAAATGTGTCGAGTTTCAAAACTGGACCGCCCCCGCGGAGTTGACACCACGATTACGCGGCTGAGTGGCCGCGGGTCCTAGACTTAGACGAGGGGCGGATAAGCTGATCGGGACGCCACCGGCAGGTCGGCTCTTACTCGACCGCCCGGCATCGTCCCGACCAACATTGTTTCCTGCCACGGAAACGTCGGCACGATGCTCCGCACTTATGACCATGTCAAAGCCGCAGTGTATGACTGCATATTTCCCTGTCATCAGTCGTTGCTCTGTGCTACAATGTTCTTGCTAAAGACCACTTACAAAAAGGCCCTTCTAATGCAACCGACTCTCATAAAAACCTCGGCCTGGGGCACCCAACTGCCCGAGGATCATCTGCGGGTCAGCATCTCGCGTGGCACGCCACGCCGGACGCCGGCCGGCTTCCGGGTGTATCGCGCGCTGGCGCCCGGACCCTGGTTCAACAAGGTCGGCACGGACGAATACTGCCGGCTCTACGCCGAGGAGATCCTCGCGCCGCTCGACCCGCGGCTGGTGGCCGACGCGCTGGTCTGCCTCGGCGACGGCCGCGTGCCGGTGCTGCTGTGCTTCGAGCGCCCCAACACCGGCAAGTGGTGTCATCGGGCACTGGTGGCCGAGTGGCTGGCCAAGGCCACCGGCCGCCCGGTCCCCGAGTTCGGCTTCGAGGCGTTGCCGCAGCACGAGCATCCGCTCCTGCCACCGGGCCATCCTCGCCTCGCCTTCCCAACCGCCATCCCCAGCCCGGAGATCGAAGCGTTTGCCGGTCGGACAGCGACGATCGACGGCGAGTTGCACCGGGTTGTCGGAGCGGACCCCGACCAGCCAGGCCGGGCAATCATCGCCGCCGGCGATCGGCGTTTCTCGACCAGCCTCGACACGCTGCACCGGCAGTTCGCCAAGCCCTGACTGCCAACCCCATCCTGCCACGGAGATTACGAAAATGTCTGCCAACACCCGGAGCGCCGGCCGCACCCAAGCGGACCGGCGAGCGGATCGCCAGGACCGGATCGACAGCCGGTCCGATCGGCTCACCGCCGAAGCCACCAGTCAATTCCGCCGCGCCGACCAGATTTCGGAGCGGTTCTACGGGGGCCAGCCCATCCTGGTCGGCCATCACAGCGAGAAAGGCGCGCGGCGCGATCAGGCCAAGATGCACAACGCGATGCGCAAGGGCATCGAGTTGAAAGATGCCGCCGCCGAGATCGCCTCGGTCACACCGTCAACCGCCGTGCTGGCCACCGACTCAGACGGCATCGAGATCATGCAGGCCAGGCTCGCGAAGGCCGAGGCGAAGCAGGCCGAATACAAGGCGATCAATGCCCTCGTGCGCAAAGGCGACCGCGCTGCCCTGGCGGCGATGGGGCTTGGCGCGGCAACGATCGTGGAACTGTTCAAGCCCCAATGGGGCGAGCGCGGTCCGATCGGATTGCCCTCCTACTTGCTGTCCAACAATAGCGCCAACATTCGCCGCATGCGGCTGCGGGTGGCGGAACTCGAACGCGCGACGGAACTGCAATTCAAAGAGCGCATGGTCGGCGACGTGCGTGTTGTCGAGGACCCGGACACGATGCGGATTCAGCTTCATTTCCCCGGCAAGCCTTCGCCGGCGGTGATCGCCCTCCTGAAAGGCCACGCCTTCCGCTGGGCGCCGTCCGAGCGGGCGTGGCAGCGGCAACTGAACGGCAGCGGCCGCATGCACACCGACCTCGTGCTGCACGCCATCGAAAACGCGGGAGGCTGACGTGTTGAACGAACTCGAAACCGACCAACTCGCCGCGATGGTCGATGCCTACGGCATCAAGGGCCTGATCGACGCGCTGGCAACCGAGGCGACGAAACGCTCCGACCAAGCCCCTGACCATCTGCGCGGGGCCGCCTGGGGCCACGACGCCGTGGCCCTGCGCCGCGTTGTCAGCCGATTCTGGACCACGGGAGGCTGACATGGACCAACTCCCGCCCCGCGTCCTCGCCAACGTCGAGGCTGCCATCACCACCCTGCGCGAGATCGCCGGCCAGCTCGCGCGCGCCAGGACAGAACTCGACGGCCGGCTCGGCGGCGGCGGCCGGTACGAGGCCGACGTGTTGAACAACCGCACCGGCGACATCACCTGGGCCAAGCAGCGGCTCGCCCACTTTCGCGAGTTCGCGCCGCGCAACGGCGTGGACGCCGAGGCGGTGCTGACCGGGCTCGGCGGCGTGCCCGACCTCTCCCCCAGCCCGGCCGCGGCCGGCTGGATGCAGGACGCCACGCCGGGAGCCTAGCCAGGCCGCGCCAACTGCGGCCCCCGACCGTTCAAGTATGCCAAAATATGCCATCGCAAAGCCCCAGTAATATACTAGGGTTTTGGTGTATTATACTGGTATCGTAACGGCCATTATGCTATAAGATACTCACTAACCGCTCCCCAACGAAAGCCAGTCCCATGACCGCACGCACCGCCCGGACCTCGAAGAAAGCAGCAGCGGTCCAAGCCGCCTACGCAAAGCGCACCGGCATGGACAGCCGCTCCGCGATCATCCTGGCAGCCGCCCACACCACGAAGCCCGAAACCTTCGTGGACGAGGACGGCAACACGGTCCGCATCTGGGACAACTCCGAAACCTACACTCACGCCGACATCGCTTCCTGCCTCGCGAACCGCGTGGCGGTCGAGGAAAACGAAATGCTCGGCACCATCCCGCCGCGCGCCATCAAATACGCCACCACGAAGGGCTGGCTGGTGCCAAACGCGAGCCGGACCCTGTTCTCTGTCACCCTCAAGGGCGCGATCGACCTTAACCTTCCGCTCTATTTCCGCGGCAAGTTCAACGGTCGGAAAATCAGGTTCGCAGCAGCGCCCGCCAAGTAAATCGGCCCGGCCGCAAAACCCCGCTCGCGGCCAACCTTCCTGCCACGAAAGCAACGTTTCAAATGTCCGCAACAGACCTAGCTCGGCTGCAAACCGAGTATGTGCGTCTTCCTCCAAAGGATCAGACGTTCGCGCTCTCGCTGCTCCAGCAGCAGTCGCGCACCGGCAAACTCTCCGCGAAGCAATGGCCGTGGGTCACGAAGCTGGTCGATCGCATCGACCACCCGCAGCCGGTCACCGAAGCCCGCAACCTGGGCGACCAGACTGCGCTCCGGGCGATGTTCGCCACCGCCGGCGCGAAGATCAAATTCCCCCACCTGCTGCTGCGCCACGACTGCGGCGAGTACGCCGAGACGCTCAAGCTCTGGATCGCCGGCGCGCGCTCGAGTCAGCCCGGCTCGCTTTCCGTCGTGACGACAGCGACGAACCGCGAGTGGCTCGGCCGCGTCCAGCAGGACGGCACCTGGACGCCGGGGCACACCCGCAGCGCGATCGAATACGACAGCGTTGCCGACCTTCTCTCCGAACTGATCGCCGCGCCGACCGCCTTCCTCGCGGACAACGGCAAGTCGGCCGGGGCGTGCTGCTACTGCGGAACCGAACTCACCGACGCGCGCAGCGTCGCGGCCGGCTACGGCCAGACCTGCGCGAAGAAATGGGGCCTGCCCTGGGGCAAGCCGCGGGCCGGTGCGAAATGAAACCGACCTCCGCACAGGCGGCGGCGCTCCGCCAGGTCCTCGACGCGATCCTCGAAGCGGTCGCCGCGGCCGGCCCAATGGGCGCCCCAGGCGGCGTGATCTACGCCGCGCTGATGGGCCAGGGGTGCAGCCTCTCCCAGTACCAAGCCCTCATGGGCGGCCTGGTTTCGGTGCACCGCCTGCGCCGCGACGGCGATCTGTATTTCGTCGTCCCGGTGCCGGCGCGGGCCGCGGTGTGATGCAGACCAAGACACAACGCCTGATCGAGCTGATGCGCGCGGGCGACTGGCCCCGCGCGCTCAGCCTCGCCAACACCTTCCGCCGGCTCGGCCCTCACCGCGACACGATCCGTCTCGCGCACGAGTGCCGCGTCCATCCCCGTTTCTACCGCGGCCTCGGCCGCGATCCGGAAGCCGCCACCGCAGCCGGCATCGCGGCGCTGCGGGAACTGTATCCCCCCAACAGGAGCCAACCATGACCATGACCCTGCAACTCCGGCAGCAGATCGAGCGCCAGATCATCGAGCGCATTGTGAAGGACGCGCTCGATGCCGGGTTTCAAATCACCGTCGATGACGGCGGCGAGGAACCGAGCGTCAGGCGTTCGGACACGGCCGCCGCGGACCCGGACAACTACCCCTCCGCGCACAGCGCCACGGTGCATTAGGCGATGCGCGGGTCGATCCCGTTCCGTAATAGACAGTGACTTATGCCGCGTTTGCGAGTATAATACTCGGACAGACAAGGAGGCTCAAATGACCAAGCTACTGTTTTCCGTAACCGCCACCGAAACGGTTATAGCGCGCTACCTCCCCATGATCGTCGAAGCCGCCGATCGCGACACCGCCGAGGCGATGGTCGAAGCGATGCGCTGCGACGGCGACCTCGGGGACCCGCACACCGAAGATGTGCAGACCGTGACTTACCAAACCGACCAGATCGACGGCGCAGCCCCCGTTGTCTGCGAGGTCTGCATCGACGTCACCGAAGCCGGTGAGGCTGCCGCTGTCCGGCCGTTCGCCGGTTTATGAGTAACTTACCCGCGCACGGCGGCACGGCCGACGGCGCAACGGAGTAATCGAAATGAACGACGTCGTCACCCGCCTCCGTTCCCCCAGGTCCATGCGACCGCGGACCTTCACAATCGAACAGCTTGAGGAAGCGAGCGGCCTGCAAAGCGGGTTCTGTCTCGCATGTGGCGCCATGCAGGAGTGCTGCGAGCCGGACGCCCGGAAATACCGCTGCGACAACTGCGGAAAGTCCGAGGTGTACGGCGCCGAGGAACTGCTGCTGATGGGCCGCGCCGCATGATCTAGCCGTGCCTGCCCTTCCTGCCACAAAGGAAACCCCCCGATGTCCGCTACCAAAACGCGAGTGCCAGCCGACGTGATCCCGATCCTTGAACGCAGCACGTTCGCCGGGAACGTCCTCACTCTCCCCGAACAACTCGACCGCGAAACCTACCTCCGCGTCGCCAAGGTGCTGACGGCCGCGCGCGGCAAGTGGGACCGCAAGGTCAAGGGCCACGTCTTTCCCTTCGACCCGCGCGAACTGATCGGCAAGGCAGTCGAGGATGGCGTTGTCGTGGACGCCAAGAAGACCCTCGGCTTCTTCGAGACGCCGGATGACCTTGCGCACCGCATGGTGCTGCTGTCCGGCGTCGGCTCTGACGAGCGCGCGCTCGAGCCGAGCGCCGGCACCGGCCGGATCGTCCGCCACCTGATCGCGCGCGGTGCGATGGTGACCGCGGTCGAGATCGACCCGGTGAACTGCACGGCCCTCCGCGCGATCGGCGGCGACCTGTCGGTGTGCCAGGAAGACTTTGACGTGTTCTGCGCGGTGGACGCCTCGCTCTACGAGGCGGTGGTGATGAACCCGCCGTTCGCCAACGGCCTCGACATCAAGCACATTCGCGCGGCATGGAAATTCGTGCGGCCGGGCGGACGCCTGATCGCGATTTGCTCCGAGGGTCCTTTCTTTCGCCAGGATCGAGCCGCCACCGAGTTCCGCCAGTGGATCGATGAAATCGGCGCCGACACCGAGAAGCTGCCCCCCGACACCTTCCGCGAGAGCGGCACCGGCGTTGCCACGCGGCTGATCTTTGCGGCCAAGCAGCCTGCCCCGCCCGCCGGCAAAGTCGATGAACCGGACGCGCTGATCCACGACATTCCGATGGATCAGATCGAACCCGACCCCGACCAGCCCCGCAAGACATTCGAGCCGAACGCGCTCCGCGAACTTGCTGCCTCGATCACGGCGGACGGTCTGCTACAGCCGATCGTCATCCGTCCCTCGACCACCGGCAGCACGCCTTACATGATCGCGGTCGGTGAGCGGCGCTGGCGTGCCCACCAGATCAACGGTGCCCGGACCATCCGGGCGATCGTGCGGGCGCCGCAGGACATGGCGACGCTCCGCGTCATGCAGATCATCGAGAACGATCAACGGCAGGACGTCACCCAACTTGAACAAGCGAAGTCCTATCAGGCGTTGATGGAAGCGACCGGCTGGACGCCCGAGCAACTCGGCGCCCGGATCGGCAAGGCGACGTACCGAATCATCGAACGCACCGACCTGCTGAAACTGCGCGAGGAGTACCAAGGGCTGCTCGCAAGCGGCAACCTGAAACCATCCGAAGCCGCCTACATGACCAAGCTGTCGCCGCGCGGACAAGACACGCTGTTCAACGCCATCCGCACCGGCTCTTGCAAGAGCTGGAGCGACCTGCGGGTGAACACCGCCGCCCTGGTCGATGCCGAGGCCCAGCTCACGCTGATGCCCGACGCACCGCCGGCGCCGACCAAGGCGGACCGCGACGCGGCCAACGCCTTCGAGGCGCACGTTGAACGGATCGCCGCGCTGCTGCGGTCCGGCATTCAGGAAAACCAGATCGTCGCGGTGCGCAAGACCAGCCCGCACCGGGCGGGAACGCTGGCCGACCTGTTGGCCGTCATGCAAACCGACCTTCGCCGGATCGAGGTCGCGCTGCGATCGGTTGCCATCCAGGCCAGCTTCCTCGACGTGGCCGCGTGACGTGGACACGTCACCCGACCAGTTCGGTTTCAACGGCCTGCTCCAGCAGGCCGACACCGACAACCGCAGGCACCGCTT